CAGGAACTTCTAAATTTTGTAGTATATCACTTACAACTTGTTGTAATTCTGCTGGAACTGAAATGTTAGCTTTAGCCAAATCAAAAACTCCCTGTAAAACAATTTGTTTTTCTTTTGCTAAATTTCTCTTTTCTTCCAAAACCGTATCAGCTTGCATCTTTGCCTGAATACTAGCTTGTTGTGATTGAGCATTTTGCTCACTATTTGTTTGAGCTTTTTGCTGTTCTGTTTTTATAAATTTCTTTTGCGCTTGTCTAAAATAAAGTTCAGCTAATGATGTATTTTCTTTTGCAATTCTCATAACCTTAAATGGATCAATATACATTACAAATTGAGGATTAGTCGCTATAGCATTATTCATCATTGCTTCCAATTTGGCAATTTCCATATCGGTAGGCAACATTTTAACTTTTGCTACAAAGTTTCTATCCTTAACATCTTCTTCTTTTAAAATATCTCTATATTTTTTAGCGCCATGTGTTACGCTCTTATTCAATAAACAAGCTACTTTTTTAGCTGTTTCTTCCATTACATAGATATATGCATCGTACATATATTCTGTTGCGTTATTTGCTAATTGTCTTGAAGCTTCAATATTAGATGCAGCAACTCTTGGTTGAGCAGCTTGATTCATTAAGTTCGGGTCCTCCCCTAATTCATCTTTTAATACTTGATAATGGAATTGGTATAATTGAATTAAAGCTTGTAATTGAGGAGCAAATCCTGTGTTAGCTAATTCTGTAATTGGAACAGGTATTCTATTACCTTCAGCATCTCTACCACGATAATAAAGTTTACCAGTTTGTTCCCAAATTTTTTGTACTTCTAGTGGTTTTACGGAGTCGCCTAATCCTAAATCTAATTCTTGCAATGCATCTACATCAATTGAAGCACCTGCTGGCACCATCTTGGCAACCATTTGTTGTATCTTTAATCTAGCCAAAATCATCTGTTCAATAGGCTCTTCTATTTTTTCAGGCACAGCCACATTACGCATATCGTATGGGTCGTACATATAAAAGCTATAAGAAAATTCTGCATTTCCTAATTCTTTAGGGTCTTGTGGGCGAATCATATTTTTCTTAATACCCCACTCTATCATCATTTGTAATACAGGGCAATAAACGCCTTTGTATATATTCCACTTCTTTTCTTCTATATATTCTTGATTATCATCTAACTTTTCTGTTTTTCCTTTTCTAATAATAGTACTGCCATTTTTTTTAGTTTTGGTAACAGTATATCCATCAGAATCTAAAGTTCTAATTTCAAAGTTCATTAAGTCAATATTCCATTCATCATAAGGTCTTAACCAAGCAACATTCCAATCTTGCATCCATTTTAACTTATCTGTTAATTGATATTCTTTTGAAGATTGAGCTATTCTAAATATTTGTTCTTCTGTTAAAGTTCCGCCATTATCTTTACTATATCTTGCTCTCAATTCACTAATCTTCATTGATACAATATGACCTCTATAAGTAGTATCTCTAAAATCAGGAAAATCAGAATAAGAATAAATTGCATTTTCAGGTCTAATCCATTGAACATGAACTTCACCTAATTCACACATCCAAGTATAGGTACACACTAACCCAACTTCTGCTGAATCGTGTAATATCCTTTGTTTTAAAACATCATCCCATCCATTAGCAGCAAAAACATTATTACAACCAAGGCTGTAAAGTATTTCTTCTGGTAAGTGATTAAATTCAGTTGTCCAAATATCTAAATCATCTTTATCTTCTGCTATAAATTGATCTTCGGGAATAATTGGTATCCCTGATTCTTGTTGTAATTGCGCAAGGACTTCTTTATTTTGATAAATAAATTCAGCCTCATCTACAATTTCTTTTTTCTTTTTTGCAGATGTTTCATCAACGGCAGTAACTGTTATCTTTTCTTTTCTACTCATCCATGAACCAACTAATCTAGCTACAATTGTATTACCAATAATAATTGACTTCCAATTTATATTTACAAAATTGGCTTTGCTATTCATTTCTAATCTGTCAAGAAAAACACTCATGTCTATTTTTCCATTAGCAATTTGTCTATTTTTTCTAAAACGATTATTTCGAAGCCAAAAATAAGTTTGATTGCCATAAATGGTTGAATAAATATTTTGCGCCACTCTTTTTCCGTATTCAAAATCTGATTTAGATGGAAGATCGGTAGTCAGCTGAAAGTCCTTTAGCGACTGACCACTAGTATTTCCTGCGCTTATGTATAATGGGCTATCTGACAATTTATATCAATTTTATGTGTCAAATATACTAAATATTAAGAAATTTATTAAAAAATTTAATTAATTGAAACTTGGAGTGTAACTTTTTACCAAAGGTTCTTTCATTTGTTGTTTCTGAACAGGCTCCATTAAGCAAACTAATAACATTAAAAATGATACTGTTTGGTCAAATTCTGTTCTATTATTTGGGTCAAATTGCTTTGCATCCTCTAGTAAATTTTCAAAATCAATGGAATCTATGTGATATTCAAAATACATAATTCCAACATCTGTTTGTTTGGTTAAACTAAACGGAGTTGTTGGGAATCCCTTATGCCTATCTGCATCTCTTTTATTCGGGTCCATTGCTCCAAAGGGATACGAACCTAAATAATTAACCCTTCCTCTATCTCTAAAATAAGATAGATAATCATCACTATTATGCTCATACCAAGCTTGATACCCATAAAATTCAGCGGCTAACATCACCTGCTCATGTAAAGTTTCTTTAATTTGCGGTCTGCCATACAAATGCCCAATTGCCTTTCCGGTTCTTGTCGGGTCTAATAAATTATATCTTCTTCCAATCCAAGCAGATGCCTTTGAACCATATTTACCACCTTGACTATTACTATAACCATCAATAGCTATTGCTCCATCATCTGTTCTACTTGGTTTCCTAGATGACAAATCGTGTTTGTGTTTATTCTCTTCTCCCTTTGGTGGGAATTGAGTAATTACCCAATGGAAATCTTGCTCTTTGTCTGTTATACTTCTCCACCTAACTACTTGGTCTATATCTCTATAGAAATAAACATGACGCTTTAATACTGGGTTTTCTTTTAAAGAAGCCTCCCTTGCGCCTATGTTCATTACATTAAAAATACACTTATCTGAATCTGTACTAAAAGCCTCGTCAATAGTTAGCGGTTCTTTTCTAATACGAGCAGATAATGCTCTTGGATTGTTTTTTACTGTGTCCCTGTCTGCTAAAATCTGGTCCAATGTTTTATCTTGGTCAGGAAATCCAAAATCATCAAAGTTTCTTGTACGCTTTGCGGACATAAAAAATCTATAAAGACCGCTAGAGGTGGTTCCATTTTCTTGTCTTTTGTCTTGATTACTTTCTTCCCATAATAACTTAAAAGCTGCTTGAACTCCATCCTTTTCGGTTGTAAGCTTCTCTACGGTAGTTGTATAAAGCGCCTTACCAATGATTTGACCTTCGTCATCTAATAAGCAATAGCGCACAACCTCGTGTCTATCATAGACATTCACTTCGGTAGTTTTTCCACACTCATCCGCAACATATCTATGTAGCTTTTGTCCATCATAGGCAACTGTATCAGCTGATTGATGGTCAATAACCGAACCTAATTCATCTTTATCCACATTTTCCTCTGCTTTCTTTCCTCTTACGTTTGTTTTTTGAAATCTCATTTCTGACTTTGGATTAACCCCTAAAGACATATCGTATTCTGGTCTAAAGAATTTAGGCAATCTTCTAAATGGATTTACCACTGTTTTGGCAAAGAATTTTTTAGCATCAGAACCCGTTTTAGACTGAATACCTCCATTGGTCATTTTAGTCCTAGTTGTATATTCGGTAACAAATAGCCCCGCCACAAATGATTTACCAAAACGCCTTTTAGTTACTTCAAGCATCCCCATACACAATGGGTCTTGAATACAATAATCCATAAAATAGAACTTTTCCAAGTCTGGCATCCTGAATTTAGGATAACCAATATCTATTGACCACCATTGTAAATATAAGTAATGCATCCCCGTTAAATATAACGGAACGCCATTATTCATATACCAAAACCCATTTAATCTTCTATCCCACTCTTGTCTTTTAAATTCTTCAAGCTTTTCGTCATAAAATTCAGACTCGTCGTCCTTTTTCTTTTTGTCAAACTCATCCCACTTCTTCATCGTATCTGAATACCAACTAGGCATTGCGATTCTTTTCCAATATTGCTCCTCTTTATTTTTAGACCTTTCGTACACGCCTCTATGCTCTAACTGCTTTGTTATTATATTATAAACATAACCCTCCGGAGGCAAATTGCACATTAAACCTTGAACATCAATTATAGTCCCCCCTTCAATTTTTTCGTACATAATTATAATTTTTTGCCAGCTAATTCGCCAACCGCATCAGCCATGTTTTCGGGAGAAAACGGCTTTTTAACAACTTGAACTATTTCTTTTTTATCAGCAGCTACTTCTTGATTTATCCCAGCTAATACTTCTAATGCTTTTATTGAAGCAGAAATAGTACCTGCATCTACCCATATCTTTTGCAACCTCTCAAATGTCTTAATCTTTGGATCATCAATATCAATTGCTGTAAGACTAGTCTTGTTTAACAATTCAGCCATTTCGTTGGCTTTCCTATTTAAAGCATGATATAGTTTCCCAATACCATCTTGCTCGTAATAAGCAACTTGCTTTTCTAAATCTTTAATTATATTTTCTAATCCTATTGACATATTTCTGGGGTTGAAATTGTTACCAATTTGGTAGCATCTGATTTACTATAGCCTACTAACAAGTCGCCGCTTATAACCATTTCTGTTAAATGATGCTCTACGGCTATTACTTCGTTCCTATCGCTACCATCGTTAAAATATCTTAATCTAATAATCTTACCTTCTGTTCCGTCATCATTTTGATAGATTATCTCATAATCACTTGAGATTACGGTTGTTACCACATTACCAGTTAATTCGCCGCTTGTTATATACAGCTTATTTTTCATTAATTGAGGCTCTACTCCTTCCATAATTCCCGTATATGGCTTAAATATACGCAAGGCTGTAATAAATCCGTTTAGAGCGTTCCATGAAGAACCTTTTCCTTCTCTCCATAAAAAACATTCCTCTATTGGGATAGAAAAATATTGAACATCCGATGAAGCCTCTGTGGTTGGCTTTTGATAATTAAATATCTTGTAGGTGTCGTGAGTTGAATTGTGATGGATAAGAATTTCAGCCCCTTCCGGTATATCTTTTCCATTAACCACAATACCATTAACAGGCTTAACATATCTCATGTTAAAATTATCATATATCCTTTCTAGTCTAATTTTTGTTCCATCTTTAAAAGTGTGACTATTCTTACTTTCCAAATCCACTTTTATAATAACCTTATTACTAGGCGCAATCAATTTCATATTTTAATTAATTTAATTAAAATTACACGATTTTTTATTTCTACCAAAATTTATTATATTTGTATTGCCCAAAAAAAAATTTATAACAAAAAAAACAATTAAAAAATGGCAAATCATTTATCTGTTTATGTTTATCGTAGAAACCAATACGATTTAACAAACCCTAACGGCACCCCTGCAACTAGCGGTGTCTTATTTTCATTACCTACTGTTACCTTACAAGTACAACCAACAACTGTGGTAGCAAATGGCGTACAAATGAACTCATTGATTCTTATGTACCCAAGCGGTTTAAATCAACCAGCTGAAAAGTTATACACCAATGCAACGGTTGCTGGATTAATTGGAGCTATTAATGGCGGTGGCATTGCTACTACCACTACTACAACAACTGCAGCACCTACTACCACTACTACAACCGCAGCACCTACTACTACTACAACCGCAGCACCTACTACCACTACTACAACCGCAGCACCTTAAAAAAAAATTTAAAAACAATTAAAAATATTAAAAAATGGCAAATATAGTATCAATTACAGCATATCAAAGAAATCAATATGCTTTATTAAACCCTAACGGAACTCCAGCAACTTCTGGTATTGCATACGGATTCCCGGTAAACACAATTGCAGCTTACCCTGCTCCCGCAAATACAGTAGCAAACGGAGTAACTATGAACTCAATAGTTGAAGTAGCTCCTACTGGCTTAAACCAAGTAGCCGTATTGTTTTACACGACTTCTACTGTAGCACAGATTAATGCAGCAGCAAACGCTTAATTTAATTAGCCCCTATTTATTTAGGGGCTTTTTTATTTTCTTTATGAACCACCTTTAGATTTTTATAAATCCTTTCTGCATCTTCTATAGTTCCACCTTTAGTGGTAGCTAAAAACACAGACAATCTTCTTAATTTCTTTGCGGCTTTATTATTCATGGTTTAAATTTTAACGACCTTGTCCCCTGTACGCTTTTGGTCTTGGAGTGCTTTTGTTGTAAGATTTTTTAGCTCTTCCTGATTTTTTTGTTCCAAACGTAATTTTGGATGAATTGGTTAATTTTGCCATTATTTTTTGTTTTTGAAATAATTTTTATCTAATTCCCCGCCGTCCATTTTATTGGGGCGAACAAGTATGTCTGTGTCGTAAAAGTTCCTAACCATACCGTTGTGGTATAATACGACTTTCCAAACAGTGTTGACTTCTGTCCCGTAGTCAATCCAAGCGATTGCTTTTCCTTTACCAAGTGGGGTTTCGACATCTATAATATTTTTAAGTTCGTGAATATACATTAAAAATTAGTTTCTTCTTTATTACTACTAGACAATAATTGTATTGTTGATACCCTACAATGTAATTGTGGTACGGTTTCATTTGTCTTGGTGTTTTGATAAGACTTTGCTTCTGGCTTTCCCTCCGTATAAACCAATGTACCTTTCTTTAAATAGTTTGACACATTAAGCTTTTCAGTCCAATAAGCGCAAGAAACCCAAGTTGTTCTTTCGGTATCTTCTCCTTGTTGGTTTTTAAACTTTTCGCTGTAGGCTACAGAGAAATTAATTACATTTTTACCATTGACATTGTTTACGACTGCGTCTTGTCCCAATCTTCCGATTACAGAAATTCTAATCATTGTTTTGTTTTTTATATTAAAAATTTACTTCTTCTCCGTTGTCATCTTTATAAGGAACCCAATTATCAAATGCCTTTTGCACTGCCACATCTGGTCTTAAAATTATATTTTTATCGTTTATAATTTTCTGCAATGAATCCAATCCATTAAATAAAAATCTTCTAGTTTGGAAAAACATTTGGAACAAAATAAAGCCTTTTTTACCAACAATCTTTTGCCTTCTTATTTTTTTACTATGAAATTCACAAGATGGATTTTGAGGATCGGTTTGAGCAAATGGTCTATGGTACACAAGGATATTATCCATTTTATTATTCCACATAGCTCCATCAGTTAAATCAAATACATCGGGGCATGGGTAGTTCCCATCGGCTGCTTTTTGCATTTTTATCGGATGCGCAATTATCCAAAAGAAAATATTATTTATTTGTGAAAATCTTGAAAATACGGACAATACCCACTCTAAATATTTATCACTTCTTTGAAACTTTTGATATTCATTTGTCAATTGGTTAAACGGGTCAATATCAACCCCATCAACATTCTCCTTAACAATTAGTTCTAAAAATACTTCCATTATGTATTGAGGCGTAGGTGATACATCCTTTGGGTAAACATAAAATACATGATGACAAACCAAGTCATAAACATACTCATACACCTGCTTACTTGGTCTGTGTGTATTTGCAGGGCTACAATCACATCCTAATATTATCTCAACAAAGTCGTGGTAGTACTCTTCGGGCGGATTATCTTCAGGCGAGAATGTAGCAAACTTCTCTCCGTACAACATTATCCTCATAGCTTGATACCATTTTTTAAACGAAGATTTGCCATAGTTACCAATACCCGTAAGAACGGTTACCTCACCTCTTTTTGGCTTAAATCTTTCATCTAATTCAGGTATTCCAACGCCTTCTACTTTAGCATACCCTTCATCATAAATGCGTAACGCTTGCTCTTTTACATCAATTCCATATATTACATCTTTCAATTTTATTCCTTCATCAAATACAGCTTTTTCAACTTCAACTTCCCTTCTTGAAACCTTATCTACCAATATTTCTTTATCAAAAGATGCGCTACCAAAATTACCCGAATTTGCTTTGTATGCTGAACGAATTGCCCTATTAGCTTCATTTTTTGTAAATTCAGAATTAGTCAAAAACTCGCTATGAATCATTGAATTAGCGGTAATTTCATTAATACCAAATCGGCAACAAGCGGATGCTAATTTAAAAATAAAATTATTCCTTTCCCCTGTTACAAATGCTTCGTTTTTATTTGAAAGCCAAGTAACAATATTTTTAAAAATCTTTTCATCATCATCATTCTTTTCGTAAACAACAACCTTCTCTGTTTTCTTAATTTTCTTAAATACTTCAGCATTTTCGTTTATGTAAATTTCGGTGTCATAACTTTCATAACAAACCCGACTTACATTAATCCCACTTCGGTCAATTTCAGGAAAAACTTCTTGTAGGGCTTGAAAGTGTTCCCTATGCTTTGAACCATTAGCTATTTTTACCAATGCCTTCAATCCATTTCCAGAAGGGCTAATCCAACAAGCGTAAACAAATGGATTTGATATTATTTCAGTTTGCTTATCTCGTAATTCAAAAATATTATCAAAATCAAGCACAACAAAACCGCTATGCTGAATTAATTGAACATCGGTTCTATCTGCTCCAAATTTTCCACTAAAGCAAATAGACGGAAGGTTTAATTTTATTTTATTTGCTTTCTCCTTATCAATTGTTTTTCTAATTTCCTCTACTATTGCCTTACTTTTACCCTGCTGTATTCTTTTCAATGCAGCTTCAATAGAAATATAATTTGGTTCTTTGGAAAAGATGTTCTTAAAAATGGTAATCATCGTTATATTGGTTTAAAGGCGTTTCTAGCGGTTTCTAATTCGTTCTGATACTTATTACCAATCTTGGGAGAAGCTGTCTTATTTTGCTTTAAAATGGCATCTACGACCCATCGCTTGATAGTTAGGTAATCTGATTTTGTTTTATATGACTTTTCAACTTTATACGCTGCCAAGTATTCATAAAAATCAGTTACATGCTTTTCACCAAATTCTGTAACAAGCTGTGAATGTTCTTTTTTTGTCAATAAAATATTTTCTTTAAATTTTATTTTTTTTTCTGCTTTTACCATATCCTTATCCATATCCTTAACCATATCCATATCCATAGACCCTTCCGAGGGGCTTATAAGGGGCTTATTGTTAGAAATTCTTAAATTATATTTTTCAAGCAATATGATTACAGAATTATGCGCTCTATTGTCGGGATTTAAACCAGATGGGTACTGAAATTCTAAAAAAGATGGTATAAACCACTTATTACCTTTATCAAAAATTATAATTTTCTCATCAAAACTTTTAATTGCTTCTTTTGAATCTATTTTTTCACCAATTCTTATTGCTGCAACCTCTATGTCAACCTGCCAAATACCTGCGTGGTCGCAATCATCGCAGATATATAACCAAAGGAGCTTATAAGCACCTTGTAAGCCCCTTATAAAGGGCTTCTTCCACTTTTCAGTGTCGGTAAATCTTTTAGCCATCTTTTTGTAATTAATCGTTAATAAAATCAGTGTCTAATGCTCTATTTATTTTTGCTAAATTTCTATCAGATAGAACAAATGTCCTTTGCTTAAATACAGAATAAAGTGTTGGGTAGGGTATTTGAGTCTTATCCGAAAGCCAAGCTAAAGTGCGCTCAATTCCATCGAGATGTAATAATATGGCACCTCTTACATCATTTTTAATTTCTTTTTCCATAAATTTTGATTGATTTAACACAAAGTAAAATATATTCAATCAAATTGCAAAATTTATTTTTGTTTATTTATTTAATTTAATTAACTTTGTTAAAATATTTATTATGGCATACAATAGTACAATAATAACCAAGAAAAAGCGTTGTGTAAATTGTGGTAACATTGATTATTGGTTTTCTAAAAAAATGTGTAAACAATGCGCTACCGTACAATCGACTCAAAAGAGAATGGAAGAATTTGAAGATGATGGAGAAAGTTTTCAAAATTTAGTAAGTGATTTAGATCATGTTTTTAGTCAATATATACGCTGTAAATATGCCGATAAAAATGGCATTACAGAGTGTTATACTAGCGGTAAAAAAATTAAATGGCAAGAAATACAATGTGGACACTTCATACCCAGAGCTAATTTAGGTACAAGATGGTTGGAGGCTAATTGCAGACCACAATCCTTGGATGATAATTATTTTAAATTGGGTAATTTAGAGGTATTTGAAGAAAAATTATACGAAGAAAATAACGCTGTGGTAGAATACCTTCGAGAAACAGCAAGACAAGTAACTAAACCAACAAAAGATGAGCTAAAGCATTTGATTATTGAATACAGGTCAAAGCTGAACCTAGTAAAAAAGAAATTTGTTTAATTTTTACAGAGGTAATTGTTTTTTGTCGGTTTATTTATTTATTTAATTTATTTAGTTAATTTAATTATCTTTGTAAAAAAATATAATTATGGCAAGATACCCTAGCCCAGATTCAGTTTCTTCAAAAGTAGCTGAAATGAAAATAGACGAAACGCTTATTTTCTTAAACCCATATACTTCGGTTATGGTAATGGTTTCTTTATTAAGAAGAAAAAAAGACCAAGCTCACAAGATTTTTAAAATAAAATACTCAAACGAAAAAACCGCTGTTACAAGATATAAATAAATTTTATGCACATACAAACCATTATTTACCAACGAACATTTAATTTAGGCAATTATTCATCTGAAAAAATAGGAGTTGAGTTTGCCATTAACCAAGGAGAGTCAGCTAATAAGGCTTTAGACATTGCTCGTGAGCTTGTTGAGGACTACCATAAACAAAATGTAGTTAGGTTAAAAGATTTGGGTTATTTTAACAATGAGCAAATTACCGAAGAGGTTATTCCTAGCCAATCAAAGAAATCTTTAGCTGAAAAAACAAAAGAATTTATAGATGCCTGCAACACAATAGAAGAATTAAGAGCTTGGGAGTTGATGGCTAAAAGTAATTCAGAGATTTTAGAACATTACAATAATAAACTTAAAACTATAAAATAATGCTACTTACTGATGATGAGCAATGTATTATAAATTTAATATTTAATTGTAACCATAGAATAACACAACAAGAGATTGCCGCCTCACAAAGATGGTTGGGTAGCCACCCTGTTCACGAAATAGATAGAAGAGAATCAACATTAAGAAAGATAAGGCAGGTAATTCGTGATTTAAGGATCAAAAAAGGTTATATGATTCTATCTGATGCCAAAGGTTATTGGATAATGAAAGAAAGGCAAGAAGCCATTGAGTATTGTGAAAGAATTGAGCGTATGGCAAAGTCGCAAGCGCGCGCGTGGTTTGAAACATACAACGCAATGAGAAAGAATTTTAATTTAAGCTCGGATTATTTTGAACAACAGGGAAAACTATTTTAACTATGATAAATTTTAATGAATCCCTAATACGAGCAAGCTCTGTGGGGTATTTAATGACCGAACCTGTATCTAAAGCTGACAAAGAAGCGGGGTTACTTTCTAAAACAGCACAAAAACACTTATTGGATGTTTATATTACTGAAAAGTATGGTCGCAAACGAGATATTCAAACCAAACAAATGAAAAAAGGTATTGAAGTAGAAGGTAATTCTATTGAAATGCTATCGGAATACTTGAAAAAGCCATTAGAAAAGAATGAAGAAAGATTTAAGAATGATTTTATTACAGGATTACCCGATATTATTGACGGCAACCATATTATTGATGTTAAGTCTAGTTATGATTTGTGGACATTTCTAGGCAACTTACCAGACAAGCTAGATAATCTATATTATTGGCAAATAATGTCCTATATGTGGCTTACAGGTGCTATTTCAGGCAGTATAGCCTACTGTTTATCAAATACGCCAGATAATATTATTGAGCAAGAGAAGTATTATCTCTTAAAAAAGATGGATGTTATTTCCGAAGAAAGCCCAGAATTTGTAAGGGAGGCTATGAAAATAGAGTTTAACATGAAGTTTGATGACATAGACATCGCAGAAAGAGTATTGTTATATAAAGTAGATAGAAACGAAGATGATATTTTAAAAATACAATACAAGGTAGAAAAAGCAAGAGAATATTTAATCCAAATAGAAGAAACCCATAAAAACTTTAACAATGGCAAAAGATAAAAAAGAAAATAAAGACCAATTAATTGGCTGTGATTTTTGTATTCAATTTGATATGGATGTTCCACATGTAGTAGCAGCAACTGATAGTGCAGAAGGTTTTATGGAAATAAAAATTACCCCAACAATGGATGGCGGTGTAATGTTTCAGTGTCCAACAACAGGAAAAAAATTAAGAATATTTCCTAGACCATTATCAGATGCAGGCAAAGCAATTTTAGAAGAAACATAAATCAAATAACCTATGATTTCTTATGAGTGTTAGCAAACTTACGAGCTGCTTCTACGCTACCAAATCCCCAAGCTTTAAGAGCTAATGCCTTACGAGTAGGTTCGCCATTTGGTTTTTTCATTGACCCCATCATACCTGCAAATCTAGCTGCAAATGAAACTCTACGAGGATTAACACCTGATTTCACAGGAGCCTTTAGATTGCCACCAGTTTCTGCATTGTAAGATGCACGACCTTTTGCGTTTAATCCACCTTCAGGATTTTTTCCTTCTTTTCTTTGCCAAGCTCCAGACATAAATTACATTTTTTCTTGTGATTTAATTTTCTTTTCTTGTTTTAACATTGCGGCAGTTGGTTTTTTACCACTACCCTTGTTGGCACGAATATTATCCCATAAACCACGAGGCGAATATGATCCATCTGCTCGTTTCATCATTTTTAGTTTACTTTTCATTTTTTTTCATTGATTTAATTGGAGCTATTTTATTAAAAGTTGGTTCATCTACTTCTGTTTCATTTATAAAATACTTCTTACTACCTTTTACTGCTTTAACTTCTGCTTTAGGAGGTTCTGGCTTTTGATATTTAACTGGTTGAACCGGTTTTTTATATACTGGAGCAGCCATACCTTCGCCCCAATCTTCTACTGATGTAGGTTGTATTTTACCGGGAAACTTACCTGTTCTATAATATTCAAAATCTGAATCAATTTTATGATTTTTTTCAAACTTAACAACATCACTTCTTGTTCCTTTAAAATTATACCAACTAGCTCCACCATTTTTAGCCCCACCATTTTTTTTATAATATTTAGGATCAAATGTATCTTTGGTTGCATTATACAATCTTAAACTATCTTGATATTTTTTTAACCTAGGATCATCTTTGCTAGCCACTGATATGGTGTCACTTGCATTTTTTTTCATTGATTTTAATAAATCTTGCGGCATATCTTCATTATTTACGCTAAAATACGAATTAAATTCCATTTTCTGATTTCCAAATAATTAAATCTATCCCTTTTAAGCCCTTTGGCGGCGTTTTGTGGTTTTCAACTGGTATTTGTTCCAATTTGGAACTAACCTCTGATTTTGGGCTGTTTCTGTCATAAGGAGGCATATTTTTAAATGGTGCGCCTCTTTTAGTTTCCGTTTTGCCATAAGAATCCATAAAATAATTTACCACCGCTTGTGTTGATGTTAAATTTTGTTCTTTTTTAATCGTTTCTAAAATTTCCAAGTCAAATCTGACTCCAATTGGTTTACTTTTTGCCATATAAATATTTTGTAGCTACAAAGTTAGGGTAAAATTATGAATGTAGCTACAAATCCCCCCTTATATCAACCTCTCTATACCCCTTAAACCCACCACTAAAAGCAAAGCAAGGAGGCACCCATATACCATACCAAAATCAATTGCAAGGGTATAACCAACAGCCTTAAACCAATGCCCGAAA